GCTGGACCTTGGTTGCCTTGTGGACCTTGCGGACCTTGCGGCCCAGCTGAGCCGGTTCGCATAGCGGCGACGGTTGCGGCCTGGTTGTTGACCATGGTTGTGTCGGTACCGTGGTCCCATACGACCGAGAACTGCGTATAGGTTCCCTCGTTGACCGGATCGGCAGTTAGTTTAAATACGTCGTATGTCGTTGCGTCGTTTTTATCTTGGGTATAGAGTTCGTCCCCTGTGACTAAAAAGCCGAAGAAATTGGTTACGTCGACGCCGTCTAAGTCGTCGTGATCGATCCAGATGTTCTGGGCGAGCTTCTGGTTGGCATTATCGAGCCGGATCTGGTTGCTACTTGGCGGAGCAACTGTGTTGGTTGAATATGTGAAGTTCCAAACGCTCGAACTTCCACCTGGAAGTCCTTGTGGACCTTGAATGCCTTGATCACCTTGCGGTCCGGCCGGCCCTGCTGTTCCAATTGGACCTTGCGGACCGACTGCACCAGCTGGCCCTGCGGGTCCGATTGCACCGTCGCTACCGGCCGGCCCTTGTATTCCAGCTGGACCTGGATCGCCTTGTAAGCCGTCTGTTCCGGGTGGTCCTTCCGGTCCTTGAGTCCCTTGTACCCCGGGGTCACCTTGTGGACCGACTGGTCCTGCGGGGCCGGTTATTCCGACCGGGCCGGTTGGTCCCTCAGGTCCAGGCACAGTTGAGTCGGCTCCGGCGGGTCCAGTGGCTCCGACTGGTCCTTGAGGTCCAATATCGCCTTGCGGACCCACAGGTCCTGCATCTCCTTGAGGCCCTTGAATTCCTTGCGGACCGGCTGGTCCTTGTGGCCCTGGAGGTCCGGCTCCGCCTGTTCCATCGCCTCCGGTGAACGCGACTCCATTGATATAAATCCCGCCTTGGATGTTGAGGTTGCCGACACCGACGTCACCGCCGTCCGGTTGACCAATCGTCACTCCCTGGTCAATGCCCAGACGGCATTTTAATGGACCGCCGATTGGGTCAGTAGTCTCGGCCATTATGCGAGCGCCGTGGAAACTGACTTGGGCCCGGCCCAAATCGGTTCGGTACACGGTGCCTGGCGTCAGTGGTAGGCCGCCTGTTGGAGGTCCGGACATTCTATGCTCCTACCAAATTCGTTGGCGACGGGACGCCAAACAACGTCCACGAACCCGACACCAGTCTGTTAGTTGATGTCGGCGGCATGTCTGCGTTGCCCTCGGGCCAGAAAGCTACGTTCGTCGCTCGCTTCGGCGGCCCCGGACTGACTGTCGAATATGGATTTACGGTATTGTATAGCATCTGGACTTGCCACGAATACGGAACGTTCGGCGGGTTTTCCTTGACGGCACTGCCACAAGTCCCCTGTATGTACGAATAAAACAAACTCGATCCGGGGTATATGTTAAACTCGCCGACGAACGGAATTTGCATCGCTGGGTCGGTTGTCAGTGACCCGAGCAGAACCGAGTTAATCAAATCGATCGAAAGATTTTCAGCGTCTAGGTTCTGAGTCAGGTTCGCGACACCGGTATAGCTGTCACTGTTGTTATTATCGTTGAGCCACGTCGCTCCGTCGTCGTAACTGAACGCCATCGCCAGCGAGTCGGCGTCGATGAACATGATGTCCCAAAGCGATAAAACAAACTTACTGTAGTTCGCGGGTAAATCAAAACTAACGTATGACGTCGGACCTACGATCGTTCCACTGGACAGGAAGTTCGGCCCGGAGGAACTGTATATCGCCCCTTCGACGTTGAGCGTTCCTGGCCCCATGTCGCCGCCGACTGGGTTGCCAACCACAACGCCCTGATTCACGTAGAGGCGTCGTATCCACTGCGTTGTGTCCAACGGTGGCGTTGTCTGAATTTCAACGTCGGACCCATTGACGACGATTTGGCCGAGCCCAGCGTCGGTACGCGTAGCGGTGTCTGGATAATATGGCGGACCGGCTGCCATTGGGGCTGGCGGGTCAGTCATCAAGCTGCCCCCAGGTGTAGCCAACGCGGGCCTGACTTTATCTTCCTCTTCCTGTTGGTCTTCCTTTTCTTCGGTCGACTACTTGCGGTGGTTTGGTCGTACCACGAAAGCCCGGTCGAGGCGCTGATTGTGTCGGACTTGGCGAGCTTCTTGCTTTCGTAGACGATCCGCCCGAACCTTTGGTCTTCGATCGGCTCATGAGTTTCCCCCGACTTCAGCCAGAGCTTGAATTCCGGCATGGACATCATCACGACGGTTCCGAGGCGTTTTGGCCCCATGCCGTCAGAGTTGGCTTTGAGATAGTCCCGAAGGGCAGCTTTGACGTTGGAATAGCCGAGGAATATCTTGTGTTCGTCGAAGCCTTTGATTTTCTTCTTTTTGTGACTCAGACGATTTTGGTCGGTGATGAAAACGATTGGTGACTCTAAATCAGGCCCCACCATAACATCAAGCTGATCGCCGTCAGCCCCAACAGTCCCGCGTATGTAGCCATAAGCACTAGGGAGTCGAGTCTGCCAAGCGACTGTATCTCCGTCTCGGTGTCCTCGGATACTTCCTGGGGCGTTTTCGATTGAAATTGGTAAGCCCTGGAAGGATATATGTCCCTTTGGGTAGTTTCCTGCATGGAGTCGGGCGTTCGAGTGGTCATGTAGACCTCCGTCCGCATCAGCGTTCGCCTGGGCCATTTGCTCAGGCGTGACTTTGGTCAAGTCGACAAACCCACCGAGCTTCTTCGTTTGGTTTTGGGCGGGTTTGTTATTGACTTGGGTCTTGGCGCCGGGGGTTTTGGCACCACGCTGGGGTTGACCCTGAGTCGCCGACGGGGGCCTACTCCCCGGCTTCCCGTCGCCACCCCCAGCTGGTGGGCCACTTGGACTGTCCCCGAACCCATCGGGTTGTGGAAGTCCTTGGCCAGCGACGGCTGACGCTAGGGGGATAACCGTCGCTCCAATGTAAATCAAGTTCGTGTCGCCATCGTCGACCGGTTCTAGACCTAGTTCATCCCGTGCTTCGTTAATCGTGATCTCGCCGGACTTGATCCGCAGATCATGGATCTTCGCTTGTTTCTCTTCGTCGGGTTCCGGTCGCGGAAGAAAGACGAACTCGACGTCCGAATATCCAAAGCGCTCTTGGATAATCGGGTCCATGATGCAGTCTTTCCAGTACGACATCAGCGGATATAAGCCTTCTTCTTCGGCCATCTGCTGAGCGTTCTGCGCCGTCGCCCGATTGAGCATCTTAATAAAGGGGGAAGGACTGACCGAATACGCATAACACGCCAGTCGGATTAAGTTCTCGTCCCGATCGGACCATAAACTTTCGCCAGATGAGTTCTTTATGTCGAAAGGTTTCATACCACCTGGCAGAAATCTCACTTTCGACTTGAGCTTCAAATTGCCGGAGAGTAATGCGTCGAAATGTGCCTGGAACGTTGCGATTTGCCGAGGTGTCCATGCGTCCGGTACCGTCACGATTAAATCGGGAATCGTACCGTCTTGCCAGAAATTCAGTTGATAAAAGTTCTTACGGATAGCTTCAGACGCTTGGACTAGGATTTGCTCGGTTGCGGGATAACCATACATCGGCTGATCAGGACGAGGTCGCATCGGGACGTACATCAACTCGGACTCGTCCAAGTCGATCATCGGCTGACCTTTGATGATTTGCTGGAACGCTGGTTGTCGCTTTAAATAATCCACGCCACCGTCAGAGCCAAAATCAATAATAGAGTCAGGAGTACGTCCAGCGTCATCAATGAGCGGGAATATGGTTGCACCATCGATGACCTCAGCAGTAAGAGGCCGCCCTGCACGGTCACGGCTAAAATAAATGCAGGGGGCATCCAGCTCAAGTAGGTCATAGGTTAGCTTTCGACTCCATTGACCATAATGCAGCTTGCCGTCGGGGCGTTTGAAAAAGGTCTGCATGTGATCGACCGCAGGTCCACGGCTGCGGGGTTTGTCGGTCCGTTGGATTGTCCAAGGTATGCGTAGCAACTGATCCTGGCGGGTTGCGATGATTGTGGACAAGACTCCCCACGTTCTTGCCATTCCTCGCAACATACCCATGGTCTCAACTCTTTGGGGTATATAATTAATGTTGTAACCGACCGGATAGTCCCATTCTCTCGGTCGGCTAATGTTCGGGGGTCCAAAGGGCCAGACTGGTTGGAAGGGACTGAACCAGTTGGCTTCCATATCAACATCATCGACCCACGGTACAGGTTCTTCAGTGCGTTCAGTAAGATACTTGGAGTCGCGACTTGGTCCACCCACGTTGCCCGGTGCTGGTAAACCGATCGCCCCTCCATAACTGCGACTTCCTGGTGTGTACCCTGGGTGCCGGTAGGCGTCGCCTGCGAATTGAGGTCGCTGTTGATTACGGTCAGGAACCATAGGACCGGTACGGCCCATGCTACCAGACCCAGGACTGACAGGGGTAGACTGGCCCGTGTAGCGAGTCGCCTTAGACATTTCCTGTCGAAATTCATCGAACGACATCCGTGGCAAATTTATCACTCCGATGGAGGGGTCACGACTCGTCGACTGGTTCCTTGGTCTCGGGTTCTTTCTTTTCCTGTTCCTTTTCAGGTTCGGGTTTGTCGCCGAGTGTCTGGTCACTACTCTGGTCGGCTGGCCCGGTGCCTGGAACTGGGGTGCCCACCGTCAGCCACATGTATTCGCCGTCTGCCATCGAATTTCTCCTTTATGAATAAAAGGAGGACCGGAAGTCACGCCAACCCCAATGGCTCGGTCCTCAAGTTCCTTCCTGGACCCACGACAGCAGCGGGGAGGGTTGCTACCGTCGTGGTCGTTAGCGGCAAGTCGGGTGCCACACGAATACACCGTCGGTGATCCGGTTCCGCTCGACCTTCTTGCCGCAACCTTGACAAAGTGATGACTCCGGCTCATATGACGCGAGAGTATTCATATACAATTCGGTTAACTCGTTGTCGAGGATTTCGCCCTGCGTTGGCGGCTTATGACTGAACCGAAAGTGGAAATCTTGGTCTTCGTCGGTCTCTTCCGGGGTCTGTTGCTGCTGTCGGTTGATCTCGGCGTAGTATTTGATGAGGTTGACGCCGGGACTGGTTGTTGACCACCGTTCGCGGGCGAGAGCCAAAGCACAGACGCAGTCGTCGTGCAAGCCCTCGGGAGCAGAATACCTAACGCCGGTTCTTGTATATTGGTACTCGAACGACTCAAGCTCGATCCGTATCGGCCCATCTGGGTATTGTAGTTCGTGTCCTTGGATAGAAACCGCAAGTCCTTCCATAAGCCTCTGCTTCGCGACCTGCGAGAATAAATAGCCTTGGAAATTGCCGTGGCCGACTTGAAGTTCTTCGAGTACTGGATCGCCAAGCCCAGTCGAGTCGACAAGAGCTGGTACATCTTCGCCGACAATCTCGTGGACACGCCGTATACTCTCCCGCCAGGGTATACCCTGCCAACGCTGAAAAACACAGGTGCGGCCCTCAGCGTCCAGACCAATAACAACGAACCAATCTCGTTTCTTCGCAAGATCAATACCGAATGCCGCAGGCGGACCATCGGATAGACGTCCGATGCACTTCGATATGTGTTCAAGTCCGAACGGGTTGCCCGCATCTTCCGAAGCCTCTGCCATGTATAATTCACGGAAGACCTCTTCGGGAAGCGTCAGCCTGGCGTCGTCGAGTTCTGTTTGTTTGATGATTCCGGCGTCGATGGCGTCGAGTACCGTGATTTTGACGTATGACGCCGACGGCCAACTCCCGCTTTCTGCAAGGCGGGCGAGGTTATAGAACCAGTTCTTACGGCCTTTGACGTTTCCAATAAACCGAACCGGAGCGTTAGTTGCAGTAACCGTTGATCTAAGGGCGTGCCAGGACTCTTCTTTGACACGGCTGGCCTCGTCGACGATGGCAGCATAGACATCTTCCCCGTAGAGAGAGTCCGGATTATCGCCCGATTTGAACCAGATCATCGCGCCGTTAGCGAGAGTCACTGTTGGAGTCGGTGAATCCCGGCTGGTGAACGAGCCCTTGGTCAGGTTGTTCTTTATGCGTCGGTAGGCGATCTCGGCCTGACTCGACACTGGGGCGACCCACCAATAATTTTGCCCGTGCCGTCCACCGAAAGCCAATTCTAAGATCCAGGCGATCGCACCGACGGTCTTCCCGGCCTTCGTGCTGGCTTCGCATAGGATATACCGGTCAGGTGCAAAGAAAGCGTCGCTTTGTTTTTTGTATAATGGCGGGCGGATGTATTCCACTAATGGACTCCGAATCCCGTGAGTAACAAACTCAGGAAATACAGAGCCAAGCCTAGTGGCATCCAGCCGACCCAGGGCTCGGGCGCTCGGAATGATGCGAGGAGTTCGCAGATGACTGCGAGAAGAATCAGGATCAAGCTAACCATCACGACCCCCGTCGGTTAGCGACCTATGTATAAAATGGGGTGCCGCGAAACACCCCAAGTCTGTGGCTGGGAAATCGAACCTCGTACTCGTACTACCTACCCGACCCGAAAGAGCGCCGCCCTTTCATAGTCAAGAGGTCAAGTCACCAAGGTTCCGCGGGTCAAAAAAAGACCAGAAACGAATCGAAATTCGCGTCTGGTCTAGTTAAGGACCGCGTAACCCACGATACAACGCTGACTCTACTCCAAGTCACATGCGGTGAAGGGAGAAACCGGGGTGGTGCTCGTCCAACTCCGCACGCATAGCATCATCAGCGTACACCTTACATTAGAGCCACTTTACGGTAGATCAAGAAAAATGGTTGATTTCCTTGGACAGAGCCGAGAACGAGGCATACGATACACGTCATCGGTTCTCTTCCATGAAAGTCTCGATCTCAGTCATCAAATTGGGCCGCGTTTTGCGGATGATCTCGCACAGACCTTTGCCGTGCCATTTCTTGACGAGCCACGGACTTGTTGACAGTAGCTTACTGATCCGTTTCCACGAATACAGGTGTCTGTAGTTGATCGGGTGAACTAGTGACCGGACATGGACAACTCGACGGACCATGGGTAACTCGATCACGTTGGGAAGTAAAAGTATCTTGTCAACCATCGCGACTTCATGCTTTGCCGGAGCCCCTGCTCGTAGGCTAAGCTTTCCACGGAAGTCGGTGATCTCTTGTTGATCTTGGTGGTAGTCAGGCCAAATGACGCGTGGTTGTGCTGGTTTTATTCTGGGTTCGGGCATTGCGATAAGTCTGGCTCCTGCCCACTCTAACCAGACTTGAAGCTGCTCTGAATCCGGCATCGGCGATCCTCCAGTCAGGGTCGCCACCGGTGTCGCTTACAACACGATCGGACCTATCTCAGGCCACTGAAAGAGCTTAACGTTACTTGGAGTCAGCAGACCAAGCTTGGGGGTTGGCGCGTCCGGTGTCAGTCGCTTAACGACGACCAATGGCTCGGTTATTTGACTGAGTGCCAGTTCTACAACTGGGCAGTATAAGTCAATGAGCTTCTCAATCGCCTCGGGAACCCAGGTATATTTGACCTCCAATACCCAGATAATCCCGAGTTCATTGTCGTGAAGCAGAATGTCGGGACAACATGCGCCGGTGTTCCCATCGTCGAGTCGATAGAAAAACCAGGGGTTGTATTCGACCTTGAGGTCTTTGTTCTTGAATGATTTTTCGAGTTCCTTTTTGAGTCGACGCTCGTAGCGCAGACCAAGAACAACGCCGGGCCGCTGACTGCGACTCGGTGGATGGACTCTCGGTGCTCGACTGGCTGCTACGACTGTCATTCGTCCTTCTCTGGCGTTACGTCGATTACGTCTTGCTTGAGTTGATTTGGACCCATGTTGAATGTTACAGTCATCGGCGGTTGCGCGACTGGTGTCGCTTGGCGCGGAGGAGCGACTGTGCGATCAGAACCCGCGGTTGCAAGCTGACGTAGCTCAGCCACAGGAATAGTTTTGAGAGTGCTGGGGTCTTCGAGGCGGTCGATAATCTCATCAGTCGCAAGCTGAGCGATGTCAATCCAAGTCTCCTGGAGAGTTTGGGCTTGGTCGATTGTCGTCTCAGTGTATTGTTCATGATAATATGTGACCAAATTGGTGAAGGCCGGGTCTTTCATCAAGTCACGGATGCGCTGAGGTGTGCGACCGACTAGGGTCGCAACCTCGTTGGCGTCTTTGCCCTGGGCGATCTCACGGGCCGCCCGGTGGTGACTTGCCCTGAGTCGCTGGATCATCGGGGCTGCTACTTTGGCCTTGCCCTGGGTTGCTAGGCGCATTACGTCTTCGTGGGTTAGTTCGCGCCTGACGGTCATGAGCAAAGTCATTCCGGGGCGGCCCCGGCTTGGGAGAATGTCTGGCATAGCCGTCTCCACTTATGCTGCTTTCGGGAGACGTGGATTTGCGGTCGGAACGGACTTGTCCTGTTCAGGGGCATAGAAAACTCGTGCCCGGTAAGTCCGCATTCTGTACGGGGTGACGGACTTGTATACTGACTTGGAAACCGCGGGGGCGGTTTGGGGGACAGTATAGGTTTTGGTTTGTTTGGCGTCCATCTTAGTGACTTTCGATTTTCGCGGCTGGGGCTGGCGATGATTCGCTCACTTTCTGGTTATGACGAAACTCGTATTTCGTATCCGACTTTCGTTTAGAGCTTTGGCAATCTTCTGGGCGTCGGTTTTGGTGACGCAGAGACAGATCGCGCGGTATTCGCCCTTGTGTTTTGCGTCCTCTTCAAAGACTTGCCAGCCTCTTTCGGGCTTTGCCCAGGGTAAAGTCATGGTCAGGTCGTCTGCGTAATAATATCGACTCATCGCGTCCCCCATGCATCGCGTCCCCCATGGATCATCGTAAGGGGCATACGTCAAAAAGTTGGAAATTTTGTGTCAGGGGTGCGTGCGGGCCGGCCGGACTACAACCTTGAGGGGTCCCACTCGACTTGGGACACGACTCAAGGTTGTGGTAGTGACAGAACGCGATGTGGTAGTGACTTAACGCGCGGTGAAGTAATAAGTCACTAAACAAGGAATGATGTAAGTCAGTAACCAAACCATAACGCCGATTAAGCCATACTGACTCACACTATCGGGCATGATCGATAACAGCGCCGCAACGCCAGCAGGATCAGTCACTACCCATAACACGTTAGCTGCTACGAACAGCGGCACTACCAATAACGCCCAAAGCGCTACCTTAAGCTCTTCACTCATAGTGTAACATCCTTGTGTCACAAGAAAAAGGGAGGCCGCGTTGTGCGGCCTCCCTAGGGTTAGGCTAGTGTGTTACGACTGGGGCTGTTCTGGCGTAAGTTCCACCACAACATCAATGGCCTCTGACTCATCAGCCATGCCCTTACGCGCAACGAACAGCTGCCGGTCGGCAAGGATCAGAGGCTTAGCGGCCTCAACCCAAGCTTCGCAACCTGCCTTGTTCGTTTTCCACTGTTTCTTAACAGAGGCATCTAGAACCTCGCGGGAGGCCGCTGGGTTCTTAGAACGAACAAGTCCGTGCACGTATTCCTCGAAGCGATGCATTGCCTCATCGTGCACCGGATCATCCTTACGCTCGCGACTCGGGCTGTATCCACCGTTACACGCTGCGTTAGCGCCGTTCTGGGCTGCCGCAACGCGTTCGGCCGGAGTCAGTACCTTGCCCTCTTTCGCGGCCTCTTTATCGGCCGCTTTGAGATAGCCTTGGGCAACGCGAGTCACGTGGCCGTGATAGGCGCGAACCATATTCGCGATATCAGTGGCCGTTGGGACTGGGATATCGCAAAGGATACCATTGCCAACATCGCCACTGATCAACAGCTTGGGGATACCGCCGTTGACGTAGAAACCTGCCAACGCTGCGCCATCTGCCCACTGTTCCGGAGTCACGGTCACATAAACGGGAGCCTGTTCCGGAGTTGGCGACTCCGGAGGCGACTCCGGGTTCGGGCCAACGGGAGCGGGCGAACCGTTACCATCACGATTGTTTGCCATAGTGTGTAAGCTCCAATTCTGTATCTGTGGGTTAGCTATTCCCCTAGGGCAGCATTAGCAGAGGGCAGGATTGCCGTGCGATCCGCTGGCCTAGTGGTAGGGTTGAGGCTTTTAACTGAGTACCCCGCGCGGTTCTTTGGTAGCCGCGAACCAAGCCAGCGGTGCAACATCTCGCTGGGATCATCAGAATACAGAAATCTACACGGCATACAACAACTATTTTGGCCTCCGGTGCACTTTTTTTCGGCCCCTGACTCGGCCGACTCGGGCCGGCTGCGCCCGGCTGGCGACCGGGCCGGACGACCTGGCGTACGTCACCTGAGGCGCGCGCCCGTGTGTACGCGAGGTTTTCATTCACCAGTAAATCACTGGTCACACATACATGCGATCGAAAAAAAAAATTTTATTTCTCTGAGTCACTGGGCTCTCCCTATCGTATGCCTGTTCCGAAATTCGGAATGTATGCCGCTTTATCCATAACATATTGACATCCATGCCTACATCCATGCCTATTAGTCTGTGCGTGTACCTCTGGCTGGGTATGCCTCTTGTTGGGTATGCCTCTTGTTGCTGACGTGGAAATGTGACTCAGCTCTGTGACTTATATAAAAAAAAAAAAAAAAAAAAAAAAAAAAACAACCCCGGCCCAAGTTTAAATAGTTATAAATTTATTATAAACATTTTTAATTATTTTTTTTTTTTTATTTTTTTCTACTAAAAACAA